GTAAGCAGTACCTGCTGTATTTCCTATGGCTATGGAATCTTCGGTCGAATCGGTGTCGACCTCGATTGTGCCGCCGTCTAGACTTAAAGTAGAATCTACTCTAAGTCGTCTTGCTGCTTCGTCATAAGCGCCTTTTAGCACCTGCTCAGCATCTAGCTTTGTAAACGGAGGCGTTGCCATCTATCTGTCCTCTTTTAGTGGTTTAAGTATAAATAATAAATTATAGAGGCAGTAGACAACAAGTTAAACAACATTAACAGTCTCAGCCTTTTAAGGTTTACTTTACTAATTTTTACTTTCTTTCTGTTTTTAGGCTTTTTGCCTGGAAAGAAAGTTATTCTAGCCATTTTTATTCTTCTCCAGGAACAACACCGTCAACTAACTGTTCCATGTTTTCAGTGGCAGTTATCGGTAAGTCTGGGTTTCCTGCAGGAGCTGGGAGGTTGGGCATAGAAGCTCCGCCCATCTGCTCAGCTACTGGTTGTGGTGGTGTACTTAGATCTGCTCCCGACGGGGCTCCCGTAGGAGGTCCAGGCGGTGCTTGTGGCGGCTGAGGCGGGCTTAGTGGTTGTTCTCCTAGAATCTGTAAAAGTTCAGGATCGACCTCCCTGAGCTGTTCTACGTGCTCTAGGATGTGGTTTGTTGCAGCTTGCATCAATTCTGGATTGTTTCTAAGGTTAGGATCATTAAATACTGCTTTATGCTTCTTAATGTGAGTTAGATGAGAATCGGTAGCCATTACTGGAACATTTTCACCTTCCATTAACTTTTCATTCTCGGAGCTTATAAGAAACAGCTCATCTTGTTGACCTTCGATTAGAGTATCTAAATTACCTGTACTCATTACGGTAAGGTAGTCTTCTACGGTATCGATAATCTGATACTGGATTAGATTATTTGCCATTTCCATTTTACCTGCAGTAGTCTTGGAAATGGGGTTCGCTGCATCTACAATTACACGGTTAATGGAACTTAAATCGTCTGACTTAAATTTCTTAACATGTGCTTTCTTGTTCTTACCTGCAATGGCAGCTACTCGAGGAGCTTCTGCAAAGTCTTGTAGTAGTTTAATTGTATACGTTCCTACATTTTCTAATAGGTGTATATATGATTGTTGCAGTCCTGAGATGTATTGAATTGCTTGTGCTTGAACTAGGGCTAGGGAGTTACCGCTACGTAGGTTCGCCTCGGGGTTACCTCGTGCTACACTATTAATACCTGAAATGGTTTCCATAGTTGCTTCTAGTTTGTTAAGCATATTAAACACTTCAGCCGGCGTTTGAGTTAGGTTTAAAGGTTCAGGCTTACCTAGTCCTGGAGTGTACTCAATTATGTTAAGGCCTCCTGCTAGTTCTGTTAGGTTAATATCAATACCTTTTGGTATCATCACGTTCTGTACTCCAAAGGCGTTCTGGTTACTCAAGATAACCGAATTTAGCATGTTTATGCCTTCTTGAAGTGGCAACAGATCGAACATTGCGGTATAGCCGAATGTGGTTCCTAGCGTATCTGCATACTTGATAGGAACTAGTGGTAGGAACCTATAAGGCAATGCCATGTCTATGAAGGCCGCCTCTGGTCCTACAAATATAATATATCTTCCATCTGGTACAGCGTCGGTCCTGTCATGAAAGAATTCATATACTGGAATTTGATCAGATTGGTCGCCTCGGCCCATTGCTAATGTGTAGCTAGTGCTGGCATCTCTGGTTTCTACGCCTTTAATCTCGTCGGCAAACTCTGGGTATTTAGCCATCAAATCATACTTATTTTTATATGACTTAACGATATACCAATCGTGAGTATCTGAATCGTCTCTATGAACGTCTCGAATTACATCCAAGGCGTGTAAGGCTTTATAGTTAATATCACCGGCGTAAACGTAAGAGTTAGTATCTTCGTTGAAACCTACAGGATCTCCAGAGGTTGAGTCCCATTCCATCTTTACCCAACCTTCGCTAAGTACCACTGCATACTCCACAGCCTTTTTCATTACGTTTTCTAGATTCTTCTCTCTCATATAGTAATCTAGTAGGCCGTTGGCTAGGTAGGTTTGACTTTGAGACTTTGTATCTGTATTTACTGCTCGTGCTTGCATAGCAGGCCTGTTGGCAGTAGTTAGGTTTAGAATATGGGTTCCGATATTACGGAAATGATTTACTGGGGTAAACAACAATTCCCCTTGATCTCCAGTGTTTAGGATTTCATGGCTATTAACACTGATGTCTTGCTCGTCACCAAAAACACCGTGGTAATACTTCCAGCTCTTATAGATCTTAGATAAGATTCCAGAGTCGAAAATGGAGTCTTCCCAGTTCTCAATCTTGTTGATTAGGACCTGAACACATTCTTTAGTATCTTTGTTTGCGAAGTATAGTGGTTTATCAGCCATAGTAAATCCTTGTTATTATTTGTTAGATCCCTTCTTTATAAAAAGATCTTTGAACTTCTGTTGAGTTTCACTTAAGTTATTGGTTTTTTTAGGAGAAAATTGATAATCTACGTTAATTCCTTGATTAGGAAAAGGGTTCTTATGCCACAGGGTCATACGAACTAGGTAGATTAAAGCATCAACTAAATCAAAGTGTCCCGCTTCTTTAGACCTATCAAAAGTGCGTCGATTACTAGCCCAAGTAGCTGTTTTTAGTTGAAATATTAAGTTTTTACATCTAGGGTTAATTAGTATTTTGCCCTGCGCTATTTTGATTCTTAAATCGTTAATAGCTGCTTCTTTATTATCTTTCTTGGCTGGAATAAATACTAGGTTATGCATGGTATTTAAATCATTGAGCAGAATTGGTTCGTTATCACTAATTCGCATATACACTTGCCTAAAATGTCCATGATTATCAGTCCATAGCTTTCTTTCTCTTAATTTTACTTCGTTGGCTATATTCTCTGTAGTGACTTTATTGCCGTTGATAAGGAATTCATCCTCAATAACCAATTTTGCTTCATTAAAATCAAGATAAGCAAATAATAACCCCGTGTTATCCACCAGGCCTGGATCCATAGCAGTGTAGGGGTCGTAATAGTCCGGTCTGGGGTGATCTTTTACAATTTGGGCTTCTAGTTCTGCAGTAAACTCCGGAACTACTGCACTTTCGGTATCGGTGATTATATGGCAAAGGTACTCACGTCGCCAAGTGGTGCTATCAGCTCCTCCTGAGGCTTTTTTAATTTCTTCTACATCTGAAGGATTTAAGTGCTCTCTAAGATGCTTAGGATCATTTTTAATCTCCTCTAAAACCTGCTCAATGGTCTGAATAATATAAGAATTCTGTAACTTAGCTTTTTCAATAAACTTAATAAAAGAATGGCCTACTGTTTTAGGGGAAGATGAAGATAATATAATTTTACCTTTGGTTGTAAGGGTTTGCGGTAATAGAATGTCGTTTACTAGGTATTCTAAGTCTTTAATAAATCCGGCCTCGTCCACAATACCTAGATGGGTACTAGTACCACGAAGTCTTTCTGCGTTTCCTTCATCAGCGCCTTCAATTTGTAGCTTAGATCCGGTATGAAATACGAAACACCTATCATGTTTATAATACTTAGGCCTAAGGTCTTCTGGGCAATCTTTTAAGATCTCGGGCATGTTCTGTTTAATAATCTTAGTGGCCATCACCGAGGTTCCACATACATAATGTACCGTAACACCTGGGTTTTGCATGCAGTACTCCATAGCTATCGTTAGCAATACATATGACTTTCCGCCACGTCTGGTCATGTGTACTACTGGAATTCGATAGGGACTTTTCTTTACTAGTTCGTAGACTTTCTTCTGTGCAGAATTAAGTTTCCAGTAAAGTATCCCTTTTTTCCAGAGAAGCTGACTAGCTTCGCTTTTTGATAGTTTTAGGTTTTTTTCTGACATTTTTAGATTTCTTTTTATTTTCGATAGATTTTATGCCCATCACTTCTAGAGCTTCTTTTACTTGATCTTCTTCACTGCTGAGCTTTTTCATCTCACCTGGAATAGACGTAGGATCGCCTTCTAGTAGTCTTAGGTTCTTAACTAGCAAGTCGTACATCTTTACTTCTTCTGGTGCTAGTAGTCTGTTCTCGGATATCTCCTTCAGACGTCTAAGCTGTTCCAGTGCGATCTCATAATGAGCGCCTGTAATCTTTACTAACTTGTCGCTTGACATTTAGGGCCGCCTAGTTTTATTTGATTTCTGATTGATCATAGATCCGCCTGAGAGGAAAATTAGTTTATTCTCTAGGCTTTTTAGACGCTCTTCATAATCTGCCTGTATGCTCTTTGCTTTATTCCACTCAGTATATTTACAGAAAGCGAAGTAGGCAATAGCGGACAAGGCAATAGAAGACTCAGCGAAGTTAATACTACCGTGAATAAACATCTTAGATACAATAGCAACAAAACTAGCCAACACTATTAATCCAAAATAGTTAATCTTTTTCATTACTCACCCTTTTCTGATTTTAACTTCTCGATAACTTCTGCTTCGTAAGCTTCGAGTTGAGTTTTTACCGAAGTGAGGTAATTGTCTAGTCTTAGGATTGTATGAGCTTTGTGGCCAGGAATTTGGCATACCTTTAGGGTTTCTTTGTACTCAATCATGTCTCGGATATGACTTCGTACATTCTCTAGATCTTTATTTTCTTCTGACATTTTTTATCTCCTTTATAAACTGCCTATACAGGTAAGTTTATTATTAGCTGCCTTTTGGTAAGCTAATTAGATAAAAACCGTGATGAGCTTCTTTCTTTATCTCACGTATGAGTTTGTCTCCGTTGGTTTATCTAACCTTATCTATATTTGTTCTTTTGAAAACTAATAAAGTATGGTAGAATAAGGTAATGAAAACAAATAGTGAGGACATTAAGAACCTTATTAGATCACTGATCAGGCATAATAAAAATATCCTGGATCTGTTAAATACCGATAATACGGAACTTAGGGCTGAGCTTTATATCCTAGTAACAGCGATAAATGAGCAGTTTTATAGATGTTTTGAGTATGTAGGGAGTATGGAAGATCCTATTGCTCGAAGTAAAGCTATAGAAGAAATAAAAAAGAAGTTCAGTGACGAAAACATTGAAAAACAGTTAGAACTGGGTGTTGAGATGGAAGACAGCTTAGATGCTGTTATGATGCCTAACTCTAACGGAGAACTACCGGAGGCTTAAATGAAACTAACTAAAAAACAAATGCTTAACCTAATTTCTGATCTTTTAATTAAGAAAGGAATTGAAGATAAACCAGTCTTGGAAGAGATTACAAGCGCTGATGGTACCAAGCGCAAGCAGCTAATGAATCACCATAAGACATTGATGAATGTATACGAGCAGTTGAATGAAACCCTACTAAATCAAGAACTTAGCATCTTAAAACATAGTATAGAAAAAGAAGGAAATAAAAATGCTGACAGCTAAAGCTATTAAAGAGCAGATGGCTCGTGGAAACATTGTAATTAGGGATTTCAAGGAAGAGCTTCTTAATCCTAACTCGGTTGATTTGACGCTGCACCCTAAGATTAAAACATATAGTGAAATATGCCTAGATCCTAGAAAAGAAAACAGAACAGAAGAGTTAGAGATTCCGGAAGTTGGGATGATGTTACACCCCGGTGAACTATACCTAGCTAGAACTAACGAGTGGACAGAGACACATAACCTAATCCCTTTGCTTGAAGGTAAATCTAGTCTTGCTAGGCTTGGAATCAGCATCCACGCTACGGCTGGATTCGGTGATATTGGCTTCAAAGGCTACTGGACACTAGAAATAAGCGTAATTAAGCCTGTTTTCGTCTACCCTAACATGAAAATTGGCCAAGTTTGCTATCACGAGGCTGTTGGCGATATCGATAAGCTATATGACGGCAAATACCAGAATTCTACAGAAGTTGGGGCTAGCAAGTCCTATCAAGACTTCTAAATAAGATACTTTTTATATTTATTCAGGGTTTTATCTCTTTCACTTTCATTTTTAATGGAGTTAAGAAGAAGATAAAGCTCTATTTTGTCTTTAGTCGACAAAGAATACATAATCTTACTGAAATCGTCCCCTGAGAAGAGCTCAGCCTCTAATAATCGACGTTTAGCAATGCCAGGAAGCTTATATTTGTTTGAATTAGTTATGATTTGGACTGTGGCCCGGTAAAAGTCTCCATTTTTAAGATGTCTACGAAGACTAGGGCCTATAAGACGGGGGCTGTTATACTGCAAACTCAACAAGGTGGCCGTTTGGTTAATATTTAGCTTTGTTTTGGGGAAATGTCTTGATTTTATACTGTCGATCTCTGATTTAAGCATATTAAGCTTAATGTTTAGCAACTCTAGGGCTAACCCTAGGCTCATTTTAGCCTCAGACGCTCTATATGGCCCTATATTGAGTTTTTTAAATCTAAAGGCCTCCTGAGTCAAGGGACTATTTAAATTGAATCCTACGCCAATTGTGGGATAACGGAGGCTATCCTGATAAACATAAGGCTCAAAGCCTTCGACCTTCAATAAGAAGTCAGAAGCCACTTTAATTGCTGATTTTTGGGATTTAGTCTTTAGCAGGACCTGCGATTTTACGTCCAACGTGCCTGTTGAGGAGCTTACGCAGCTTATTAAGCCTAGGCTTGCGATTGCCAGAAGGTAGTTTTTCGGTTTTATTACCATAGACACTTTTAAAGTTCCCTTCTAGGGAAGAAACTGTATTAACTTTGGACATTTAATAACTATTTGTTATTATCTTTTTTAATAGCAGTCCACTGCTTTACAGCTTCCTTTACCGTTTTCTCTTTTTTATAGTCTTCATCAAGCTCTATTTCATACTCAGCTACAATATACGTGGTTTGTCCGTCTGAAACTTGATAATAATAAGAAAGTTCACGACTTATTACGTTTTGAACCCTAGCTGGGCCATAGACAACGTCATCATCGATAGAGACAACTACCTTATCATTGACCTCAAACCTGTTCATCTTAATACATACTCTAGCATAAACCTCAACTCAAGTCAAATAATTACAGCATTAACAACCTATAGTTTAGGTTAAGACTTCAGACTAAACCATTTTTACCTTGTCAAGCAATAAAAACATATACTTATCATTTTTTACTTGACAAATGAGATTTTTCTGTTAAAATAAAACTATAGTATATAGCCAAGGCTAGAGCTTTAGCCAAGCCTGACTACTTAACCGACCCGCCACAAAGCGGGTCAGTCAAGAGCAGAAACTATAGTTATTCTCTGTTGCCAGTTTTCTCTGAACGAGACAAAACTGGACGAGTGAGCCAAGGCTATAGCTTAAGCCTAAGCTAAAGAGACGTCAAGCATGAGCATTGATATACGGCAATAAAAAGCAATGCCAAGGCCAGAGCTCTGGCCTAGACTTAAGCTTAAGCCTAGGCTAAAGGGAGCCGCAGTTATATGAGTAGCAGTAAACATCCAAAATTCAACATAGGAGACTTCGTATACATTCCAGAGCGGTTCGATTGTGATATTCACAAGCTAATTAAAGTTGAATCAGAAGAGTCGGTAGAGAAGAACCTGCGACAGAAGGCAGTAGGCAAGATCGACAGGGTGTATGACTACCAAATGTCTACCTGTGGTCAGTTTACGTATGACGTGACTATGTTTGATCCCAATCGTCTTAGTTTGTTTATAATGGGCCCGGTCAAGGAACAGTTTTGTCATCCGCTTTCAGTTCTTGAGCAGATTAAGAAAGAAAAAGCAGTTAAAGAGAAAATTAAGTCTTGGACTAGTTAAGTTTATATGCTATAATTAGTGCATGTCATCAGAAGTAAAGCTTATAGCGGTCTCAAAGATCGTAGATCAAGAATTGCTAAAAGAACTTAACTCGAATAACGCAGAAGAATTGATTATGTATGCGGCAAGGGTTAGCTCTAAAGATCAAACTTCAGGTAATCCAAAGCTTTTAAACTATTGTATTAAACACGGACATTGGTCTGTATTCGAGCAGGCTAGTATGACTCTCGAGATCATTACGAGCCGAGCTATATCTGCCCAGATTCTTAGGCACAAATCCTTTAATTTTCAGGAGTTTAGTCAAAGATATTCAAAAACCCAGGAGCTCCTAAAATACCCCGCTAGGCGACAAGATATTACCAATAGACAGAATAGCTTAGATGATCTTGATCAAAAAACTAAAGATTGGTTTAATATTGCTCAAGATAATATTAAAAACCTAAGCTTAGATTTATACGACAAAGCCTTAGCTATGGGTATAGCTAAAGAGCAGGCTAGATTTCTTCTTCCCATGTCGTCTAAGACTAAACTCTATATGACTGGGCCATTAAGATCGTGGATTACATACATTAACTTGCGATCTGGCAACGGCACACAAAAAGAACACCAAGACATTGCTATTAAAGCAAAGGAGATATTTATAAATGAATTTCCAGTCATTTCGAATTCCCTTAGTTGGAGGAAAGATGCCTAATAGAACTATATGCGATGTATTAGAAGCTATGCGCAAAGCCTACGAAACCAGAAACTTTTCTTATCTCATGGGCTTAATAGAAGAAGCTCAAAATAAAGCTAATAGGATGGAAGCAGCTTTACACGATAGAGACGACCTGGAGTATTACCAGAAAGACATAAGAAGGCTAAAGCGTGAAAAGGCAAAGCTTGAAAAAGAAGTAAATGCTCTAGAAGAAAAAAAAGACGAGGCGGAATCTAAATGAACGTAGATGTTAATCCTCTAATTAAAGTCTTGGTTCGAAAGGAGTTCCTATATAACTTCGAATCAGGTCATGGGGAATTTGTAGAAGGTTATGTGTTCGGAGCTACCGCTCTTAAATCAAGACCTATTTTATTTCACGTACATCTGGAGTCTGGAGCTAAGTTTATGCGACTCCCAATTAATGCCTTTTGCACGAAAAAGGACGCCCCGACCCTCCAAACTGGAGATTTGCAATTATGGGATTGCCTATCGAATAATATGGTATGTCATCCATACAGTTACTTTAAAAACTACGAAGTTAAAGTTAAATTAGGGAAGAGCAACGTACAGGATGGCAGATACATAACTACCTTTGACTTTAGAGACGAGGGCGGTTTTGAAGGTACTCCAGACCAACACAAAGATTTTAACCTGATTGAGCTAGAAGACGGCAACTTTGCAATACAACCGAATAATAGAATTCTGTGGATAGACGAACATTTCACTGGACAACCCGAAGGCGTGCCAGACTACAAAGCTATACAAAAGTACTTTTTAGTTGACCGAGACGACTTCAAAGACTTTGGCAACGATAACAGCTATTTCTACAGGATAGACGGGGAGGAATAATGTTTACAGTGTTCACTAAATATCTTAACTTGTACTTATTAATTTTAAACTCTTTATTGTTGTTTGTTTTTTCATATCACGGAGACTTAGCTCGTGTTGTATTGTTTTTTTCGTTAGCAGTTCTTAATTATATTGGGTATAGAGTATCTTGCCTTATACTTGAGGAGAAACAAAATGGTTGAAATTATTGGGTGGATCGCAAGCTTTTGTTTTTCTATCTGTGGCGCACCACAGGCAATTATGGCTTTTAGGAACAAGCACTCTGACGGCGTAAGTGTCTACTTATTGTGGCTATGGTGGTGGGGAGAAATACTTATGATTACCTACATTTTGCTGCAGAATATCATAGACTGGCCATTAATTGTCAATTTTGTAGCTAACTTAATATTCGTAACTGTCATATTGTTTTATAAACTTTTTCCTAAAAGAAGTTGACTTAATCTTTTTAAAAGTGATATAATTAACCTAGAGATGTATAAGCTTAGCTCAATTTTAGGCCTTGTGGTAGTACTGCTGTACGGTTGTGCTTCGCATCAAATCTACAAGGTAGATAAAGACTTAGAGGAGTACTTCGCTGCTCCCTACGCCAAGACTGTAATTAACTGTAGCCCAGACAATATACACAATCCGTCTATAATCAGAGTTCGATTCACTAAAGAAGGTGAGCATATCAGTGGTTACGCGGGATTGTGTAGAATGAACTCTGCATTCTTTGAGATAGTCATTAACAGGAAGCACTGGAATTTGTATAATGAAAGATTAAAGCATACAATAATGCACCACGAAATAGGACATTGTGTTTTAAAACTAGAGCATAATAATAAGCCTAAGCATTTTATGAATTCTCACGTCTATTCAATGCCAGAAGAAATCTTAAATGCTCAGTTTGAAGAGGAACTAAACAAATGTTAAAGATAAAGCAAATAATTCAATTATTAATATTTTTTATATTAGTTATAGTTGGCACCTCAGTAAGCGTAAAGTATTGCAGCTTGAACGTGAAAACGCTACAGTCTAGCGAATTTAGACGTAACTAAACCGACAGGGCTTATCAATGATAGAACGAGGAAGAAAAGTAAGACTCAAGACCCGAAAAGAGATTACAGGTCTGGTAATAGATGAAAGAGTACAATCTACAAACTCATTCTACCCAACATACGAGTACAAAGTAAAGTACGACGATGAAGAGCTGCTACCGCCATGTGACTGGCACGGGCACTACGACTTAGAAGTTACAGACACTAAACTTTATGCTATAGATTGTACATGCGGAGCTAAATTTACCGAGTTCCCAAAAATACACTACGATTGGTGTGATAAGTATGAAACCGATGATTGAAATGAAGGATGTAGTTCTAGACGGACTACGAATAATTATTACAGAGCTTAACAGGGAATTCTATCTAGAATACAGAGATCACTTAGATTACCCTAAAAGCAGTGTATCGTTGTTCTTGACTTATAGAGATGTAGACGAGTTACAAAAAGGCTCTGCCAATATTAATTTTAGACTTTACGGAGTCATAAAATCCCTAGCATCTCAACTTGAGCAGTACGAAACCCTACTACTATCTGTTACAGACAACAGCTACCACGAAAGTCCGTCAGGCTTAGGATTTGAATTAAGGGTATATTACAATGTCGAATGAGTTTGAAACGGGCGATATTATAATCTATAACGAGTCTATGAATCCAGAAGAATATCAATGGACCACAGCTTACGTTGCCAAGGTAGTAGAACCCAGTCCCGTTGAATTTAAAGATGGCCCACGAATTCTGATTCAAATTACAGGACCTGAAAATTCAGTATATTTAAACTGCAAGCAGTATGTACCAAAAAGACGTTGCAGGGTGTGCCTGGAGTATGCTAAACTAAAAAAAGTACAAAAGGCGGTTAAATCGTGGGTAAACCATTAAAATCAGAATCTGATACAGAAAAGCATTTACGTGATGTCATAAGAACTATGCGCTTTCTTTCTGGAACGCATAGTCTTTTTGATAAAAAGTTAGCAGATTTAGTAGAGTCGGAGCTAAAAACATTAGCACGTATGTACGAAGAAGGTCGGATAGGAACGTTTGAAACGCCAGGATTTGAAGACTATATACACATTAACACTGATGACAATTTTGCTGAAGTGAGCGAGAAGTCCTACGATGATCTAGTCGAGAAAATAAACTCCTATAAAAAAGAGAAAAGCGTCAAAGACGCAGTGAAAGAATGGACAAAATAATGACCTGTAGAATCTTAACCAACGGAACAAGATACCGAGTACAGACTAAGAAATTTAGACTGTGGTTTACTGAAAAAGCCATGTCTGGTCCAAACGGATCAAACTCTCCCGTTGAGTTTGGTAACGAACAAGAAGCGAGAAACTACATTAAACAACTAAGAGAACGAAAAGAATACGAGTCTAAGCCCTGGAGGGTAGTAGAATGAAACATATTAAAGCTATATATTTATTATTTACTTTACTGATAGGCGTAGTCCTAGGCTTTTACTATAATGTATACATCGACCATTTAAACGCTAAGTCTTTAAAAGAATATAAATATAGCCTTTATATGGCTTGTGCGGACGGTGTTTGGTATTCAGCTTACGATTTAACCGGCAAACGAAGCATATCTGTTAAAAGCCTAAATAAATGTGTAAGGGATTATTACTAATATGGAAATTAAAAAAGGACATAAATACTACTTTGGGGGCGTACCTCCTCAATATGAGAGTAGATACCCAAAAGATCACTATATCGTAGTAGACGAAGTAAACTACTCGGGCCTTCACGGCCTTGTTTATACGAAAGACGGCAGACCAACGACTAAACACTTAATGATTAATCATGACTCTGCTATGCGCGGCTGGCTAACCTACCATCCCGATAACAATAGATTTATAGTGGAAGATAAAATAAAAGGCTGGGTTAATTAAGCTAGAAACAGTCGAATTTGCATTGTTTCTGCAAGTAATTATAAAATAGATACAGAATAGATATAAAGTAAATAATAACTTAGTTTTGGCACTCACTATTAGAAATTGAGTGCCGATACAAAAGAGGATTACGAATCATGATTAGACTTAGACTACATAAAAGACAAAAGGCAGATAATCCAGAAGATATACCTTTTTTGGTTCTGAGGATATCAATACGTAAACATATTACAAGGCTTTCATTTTTTCCAGAAAAGTTTAAGCTTATTCCCCATACATGGGTTAGGCAGACTAAGAAAAAAGACTGGAACCTAGGTCTAAAGTTTATGTGGTTTGTATTCAGTTTGTCTTCTCCTCAATGGATGAAAAACTACTTGCTGGAGATACTACAAACAGTACATAAAGAACAAGACCTAGAATTTTCAGAAAAAGACTTTATCATAGAAAAAGAAACTGACTAAGTCTACTGCCCAATTATGACTTTGTCACTGCCCAGTCGCTACGCTTGTATAATAAATATACCTTAAGAAGTATAAGCACTACTTTATACCTTAAACGGTATTTTAGCTACTAAATTACCTAATTAGTAATATACTGGCTAAATTATGTATTAATTTTAATACAATACTATATTGTGATAATATTAACAGACTAAACCCTGTATCTATGTACAATGTGATAATA